GTCACGCCCAGGTCCTTTGGGACCACGGAGTCCAAGCGCACCTCGCTGCATCCAGACCGTCTGAAGCATTTTCTCAAATCGCCGGCCGAACTCAGGTACCGAATCAGAGTTGGACACTAGTATTGCATCCTTATGCACCATTCTGAGGGCGTCAGCGGCTCCACTTCGAAGGTGTCTGTCAACGATAGGCATGAGCTCTTCTAGCGTAACCTGTTCTGAGCCTCGCAGCGGTTCACCGGCTAGGTTAACTTCGACGTCTGTGTCATAATTCGCGCCTTTTGACAAAAACGTTATGATATTATCGATCTCCTCATGGACATTTGGAAACAGCCTGCTCGCGTTACGTACCATGTCTCTAACGATCTCCTTCATCTTTTCATAACTATCAGGAAACTCGGAGAGACCATATTTCGCCAACACGCGCATTCTGTGCTGCACTTGAGGTACTATGCGTGATATGCGATTGAAGATGTCTTTGTACGCTCTATACAGTTGAACTGGATCGCGTCCTTCTTTCTCCGCGATTTCGACCCTCGCCCAGATGGCCAGTGGTAGCGCATTCGGGTGTTTAGGCCGTTCGGGCCATACCGCTGACTGTATATGTGAACCGCGATTGCCGACGACGGCGTTCGATCCAGTACGCGGGTACTTACCAATGAATCTAGGAGGATCTTCGAGTTCAATTTTGATGCCGAGTTCAGCGCCTACTTCAGGTATTGCCCTTCTATAACGCTCTACCATTTCGGGGGGCATCCACGCAATCATGTCATCACCCATGATTATGAAATCGTACCACTCTGACGCGCCAGCCCTGCGAAGGATGTACAGATGTTCACAAGCGTTAAGAAGGGAGGTCATTCGGGACGTTTTTGAATCCCCTGACCTGATACCGTCGAAGGGCTCGCTCATTGTGACCCCCTGTTCCGTGATTATATATGCGGGCATTCCCGTTTCGTAAGCGAAAAGGGGATGAGGGTCAACTTTCAATTTCTCTTTCAGCACCTTCGACCAAACCTTCAACAAATGCTTCAGCCTATTGCCACCATGATGGAGGTCGAATCGTGACTGATCGAGTGCTACAGGAACCCACCCTTTTGCTCGATTAATCTTGTGGCGTCGCGCTAGTTCTTCAGGCGTGGCCATAAAATGCGAGCCCGGAGTGTAGAAATGTGCGTCACTTATCGTCTTGACGAAGAATTTCGAAATCATGGCGATTGCCTTCGCAGTCCCTTGTATGATGCGAACCCGCCCTTCAAGGTTTCGCGTTTTAAGCCAGCCCGCTTCAGTCAGCTTGTACATCTCCTTATCAGTGTGCTGCACCCTTGAGAACTCAATAAAAGCCAGAGGTGGGAACCAACGTCTTAACACAGAATCTACAGTGCCAATTAAGTCTTCAGCGCTAGCACCACGCCGAAGAAGTGAGAACGCAGTATGCGCTGTTATAGCCCACATTGTCAGCACTATGTCGTTAAGTGCTGCGTTAGCTCCTGCTACTATAATTGGAATGCCTGTATTCTTCCTTCGGGGGTACGTCACCGGCTTAGTAGACCATCCCTTTACATCAATCATGAGCCTCTTCACTACATCTTCTGAATACACCTCCTCGAGGAGTTTGGGTGGCAGCTCTTTAGAGAAGGCTAATGTTCCGTGTTCGGCAAGGTAGTTGTGAGATGGTTTAACGTAAGGGTGAGCGGTCGTGGTTTCCTCCAGCAACTCCTGCTCCCAGGGCTCCAGGTCAAGCCATTTAGTGACGACATCTTCTACAGTAGATGCCACGGCGTCATGTAGCCTTAATTCCTCCTTGAGGCGAGCGATTGGATACCGCCATCCCTCCCTAACCATGACTAGTCGATTCAAAATGTACGTCGGAAGCTCGTCTTCTCGAAGGAAGGGCACTTTGTAGACTGGGCCAGGGTCCGGCTTATACTCCGGACGCCGAATCTTCAGCTTCCGTCTGAGCATCTGGACTGGTGTTGGGAGCTTTAGGGGACCCTTCATCAACTACCCCCGTCCTGAGAAGAGTTGGCGCGTGATCACTAAACACCACTGTGGCTTGCACTTCTGGCAACTGTGCGGGCGTCACGTCAACTATCTTGTTGCGATAAGCGATGCCGAGATTCTCTGGAACTAACATAGGCACGTGTATCTCCACCTTGGTAGTAGTATTATCTAGTTGCGTGAAGTACGTTTCTATGCCCTTAGTAAGATGCCAGATATGATACTTTCGATCGTACGCGGTCGCGAGACGCGTTGCTACTTCCGTGGCTGTCAGAGGCTCTTGACCAACATATGATAGTACAATTATAGGAAATTTCGCTACCAGCCACTGTTGCGGCCTACCACCTACACGTAGAGAAGTGAGGACGTCGCTCACGCGTTCTATAACCTGTACTAATGCCTGAGGTCGTCGTGCCCTGAAATTATCCCAGCTCGCATATCCTAAGAAGCGCGCTATGTCGTCGTTGTCAAAGAACATCACCGTATCACGAAATTCGTGGACTCGAGGACGCACGTATTCGAGGTCTATCAAACCGTATGGCCCTTCTAGAAATCTTGGCACTAGAAGACCTAGCTTGTCGAGCTCATGGAGACCGGTATTGAAGTTAACGCGTAGGACCTGGATAAACATGCCGTTCACATTAACGACAGAGTCATGACTGCTAGATCCTATATATTGTATAACCCTATCAAGGTTCGCATCCAACGTCACCCATGAGGAGACATCTTCGAGATTCGAGAGAAATGTGTAATCGTACACGCCCTTCTGGTTCTTGTCTTCGCCCATAAAGAGAAACAGCTGCGTCCGTCGCAGCAAGCTGTCCTGGGAGTATGCGAACCCATATTCACCTAGAGTTGTCCCTGTGAAGAGGTATCGCGACTCTGAGATTAGATCGTGCGCACGTGTCTCGAAGTGGTCAAGACGTTCAGCAGCCTCGGTAGTACGGAGGTACGTGCTCTTTAAGTAATCGACGACGCGATCGATTACCTTGCGAAACTCCGATCTTAAAACTGGAGTGTTCACGACGGTGACGCCTCCAATGCTACAACAGGTAAGCTATCGATAAGCTGGTCGTAGAGCCTGAGTACAAAGAGGGGTAGCCCGCCAACTACTTCGCCAAAACCGACAGCTATATCCATTCTTCTAACATCTGTTAGCTGCTGAATTCCAATCTGTTGTGCTATGTAGGAAGCCAACGCCCCTGATGTCGATGCGCCACCCAAAACATTAACCAGGAGCCGCGAGACTGCCAACTCCGTCATCATTCTGAATATTGGGTCCCGTGAGGGTGCATTTCTGTAATCGTCGGGCGTATACAATAGTTCGACGTTAGCCGTCCTAATCTGCAACGACTCCACAGCATGAAGAAGATCCTGAATCGAACGATGAATAACAGCGTCTGCAGCTGCGGGTAAGTATGAAGCCCAGACCCCCGTAACAGTCTGAACCCATTGAAGCAGATCAGGAAGGTCGACATCGGGTGGCATGTGTGGTAGGGAGACAGTGTAAAATATTGGCCTTATGACTGAGGTCGCTGGCACCTCAGTTTGGCCATCGACTAGGCCAAGCAGATTCGGGTGTGGGGTCCATTGTAACCATTGGA